TGAGATATCTCCCTGACGTACCGACAACACATCGCGCATACGTTGGTCTCGCGCTGATGAGCGCGTACGCAACCGCGATAGTTTCGCGTCAACTTCTTTGACTGATAACAATGTGGGGTCCTTACTTAGACTTCTTGTTGTAGCAATTATTCAATGACAAAACCTTGTTGCTGTTTCTCTCTTGCTATGCGATCTTTCTTACCTTGTTCCTTCATCTTTTTAAGATAATCAGGATCTCCAGCGCCCCATAATTCAGGCTTAGTTGTTTTCTTAGGCTTAGGTTTAGGTTTAGGTGTAACCTTTGGCTTTGCAGTTGGTGTAGCTGTTGATTTAGTTGCCAACTTTTTAGCACTCTTTGCTACATCTTTTTTGTACAACCCTGGGTACTTCTTCTCTAGAGCTTTTTTTGCGCCCTTTTCAAATTCTTTTACACCTTTAGGTGAAGTGCGCTTTTGAAGTTCTTTAGCAGCTGCTTCGCCTGTAAGTTTCTTTGGCTTAGGTTTAGGTGTCATTGCCATTAGCACTTACACGCTTTCTTTGACTTGCCACACTTCTTGCATTTCATATCTGACTTCTTAATCATTGTCTTAGCCATTACTTGCTCCTTTTGGTTTTTCCTGTTTTCAAATTTACAGTAAAGACAGTTTTTGTTTTAGAATCGTCTAATAAAACTTTGAATTTTTTGGGGTTTAATGCGGCTGCTTCTTCTTTAGTTATTTTTCCGTGTCTTAAAGCATAAGATATATCTGATTCAGATGGAATCTTTGAATTCTTAACCGTTGTTTTAGCATTACTAATTTTAGCAATAGCTTTAATTTGTTTAGCAGATAAACCCTTAGTTACGCCAGATACACCAGCGCCACCGGCTAATCCTTCGCCACGAATTGCTCTTGACATTTATATCTCCTATTAGATGAACGTTTTGTTTTGCTCTGCGAATAGTTCATCTAGGTTGACAACTGTTCGCTTGCCTATCTCGTGACGAGAGAGGAATGGGTTTGCTAGGTGATGCTTTGAGTACTTGCCGTAGTTGAGCATCTCACGGGCGCGGATCTCACAGAACCAGAGCGCCATTACTAAGTCTGTCTTACCTTTAGTAGTAGGAGACCAGGTAATCAACTGTTCGATAAGAGCCTTGACATTCTCAGTCTGATCTGAAGGTAAGTGAATAAGATTATCTCGATGGTGCTTGCCATCGTGTTGCTTGGTACCAAATAGGCTAGACATAGAGGCTACGCCGAAGCCAGCATCCCATTTGTTCTGACCGGTATGGTGTTCCTTGAATTGAACTCCACGTGTAGCCAAGTGCTGACGGATGCCTTCATCTTGTGTAAGGAAAGACTGGAACGCGTTCTTCTCTACAATCCACTCACTCGGTGAGTAGATAGAAGTCCAGTCAAATATTAAGTTACGGATAGCTGCAGGGGACGGACGACTAATCTTGATAGCATCTACGATGTATCTTTTATTAGTACTGCGGTCTACTGCATAACAGATAGCAGCAGTATCGCCAATCATTGCAGGGTCTAGCCCGCAGATAATAGAAAAGCCGTTAAGGTCTCGTGGATGTCCTGGGTGACCGGCTGTTAACGGACCCGATTTACGCATTCCATCAATCGAACCACGAACACATACAGGGTCAAAAGCAGAGTCATCTGATATGTCCTGTTGTTGGTAGATCAATGCCCACGTAGAGGCATCCATTGATTGACGTTCATTAAATAAGTTGCGGCCTGACCAGCGTGGGTATAGTCCAGTAACCTCATCCTTATCGGATTCAGCCTGACCGTCAAAAGGTGCATCTGATGCAGGCCACAAAGTCTCCCACTTGTCGGGGTTCTCATCAGCCGTTAAAAGCGCTGGCATTGCAAGGTAGGTCCAAGGGACTAAACCGCCTGGGTATCTATCTTCATTGCGTAGTTCCTTGTATAAATCTACAGAGGCTACACGGGTACCGATAATAATAAGTTTACCTGTAGGGTTAAGACGAGAGCGTACGTCCTGCGTCAACCACTTAATCTGACGCTCAAAGTCATTGGCGTTAGACAAGGTAACGGCGTCGTCTACAATAATCATATCTGCACGCTTGCCGTAAATCTGACCGCCGATACCGACGGCTTCAATGTTCGGATCCTTTTCACCTGACTCACGGAGTTCATCTCCGAAGGTGATACGGGTTGCCTGCCACGAAGCCGACTTAGAGTTAAAGCCGACACCAGCGGCGTAAGCCTGCTGGAGCTGCTCATACATCGGATGGGTCAATCTCTGCTTGATAGCGTAGAGAAAGTCTGCCGCTAAGCGCTGAGTCTGGGAAACAATCAGGACTCTAAAGTTCGGGTTCTGTGCAACCATCCACGTTACGTAGTCCACGGTTATCGTCATAGACTTGGCGTGGTTTGGCGGGATGTTAATTAAGATTCTGTTATTGGCAACGCCTGGCTCATACTTCATAGCGGGGTGTAACCAACTTGGCGGCCTACCCTCGATAACATCTACGATGTTGCTCTGATGGGCGAAAGTCTTGGAGTGTAGGAAGCGTTCACGGAACTCTGCAAAGGAGATGTCGTGGACATCGCCTGAGGCAAAGGACTTGTCTTTCAGCCCTAGCCGTGTACGGTCAATCTTATCGGTGAAGACCTTATCAGTGCGCCGGTAGTATTCGTATGTCTTCATAGACTTACCAGCTGAGGCACACGCCTGCTCGATAGTCATACCCTCTGCTACACAACCAAGGATAATTCTCTTGGCTATGTCTGCACTGTTTTCTGCCACGGATCTCCTAATGGCGCGAAGCGCCGAAAAAATTTTGGGGACGGGCCGGAATCATTCGATTCCTTTATACCGGCTTTAGGGTGATTTTAATCTATTACCGGCTATTGGTAATTGATAGAACTATCCCAACTAAAACCCGCGACTGCGGGGACTGGTCGGGCTTGAACGCCCGAAGGAGCCACAGCGACTGAGGGGTAAGTCAGCGCTCATCCTTAGGGGACTCGCGTAGGGTAACCGTAGCGAGTAATTCGGGGCTTCCCCGGCTTACAGCCCCTACTATATAGAAGGCAGGAAATTTAACTGGATTCCCGCTTTCCGTTAAAAAACTTTATAGATGTGGTACACATCACAGTTATTATTACTCTGACCTGCGGTTTTACCAGATCACCATTTCACTTTAGGAAATATATTTATTTGTGGTACACAGTACCCACCGCGCTGAGTTTAAGCAACGGGGGGTCGCTTTTCTGCCCGTCTAGCCTCACCCCCACCCCCTACGGGGCGCGGTGTGCGGTTGGTTAAGCGGGGCGGGCTTTCTCTCCCATCGGCACTTATTTAATGTCTCCCCATAGAGTTAACAACATCTCCGCCAAGAGGGAGTAAGTAATAAAGAAAGGAAGTCCACCTATGAATTACAACCCCGAAGAACTACCAATGCTCCACCGCTTGGGCAGTCACTCCCGCGCTGCCCTTGTCTCCTTCCTCTGTATCTATGCCATCCAGCACCCCGACGAGGTCGGAGCAGTTGGGGCTTGGCTATCTGCTGGCAAGGCTTTCGACCCCTACGGCGACACCCGCGCAGGTCGAAGGATGAAGAAGAAATCCCCCAATGACTAGGTTTCGAGCTTTGGCTGCCGACCTGGTGCCAACGGGCCCGTGAGCGTACCGACCCACCCTCAGCTCGTAGCCACGCCAAAGATCGAACAGACTGGCTATGTGGTAGAGACACCTAGATTCTGCTACTCTGGGCCCGTGGGAAACCGACAAGCCCCACAGATTCGGATCTAAAAATGAACAAAGAAACAGAAAACGCTTTGATAGAGATGTTCACAAAGTTAGACTCAATTAAACCTTTTACAGTTGGGCAAATGAAAAAAGCCCTCGAAGGTTTATCAGATGAAACCCAAATTCTTATCGGTGGAGATGAAAATTCTTCTTTTGACTGGGCTAATTTGGAAACAAATTACAACCAACCAAACGAGGAAGAAGGTTTTTCTGCCCTCACTTTCTACATTAAAGACAATTACGACCCACGCCAATTCTAAGGAGAAACCAAATAATGGAGCAATATCAAGAAGTTCAGTTGTATCGTTTAGAACAAGCAGAAGAAAAAGCATATGCACGACGAGATGCAGAAGAGAAACTAATCTTCCAACTGCTCGAACAAGTCAAAGAACAAAAGGCAAACGAACTTTTCTTTATTCTTCGCCAAGCCTTTTCTGCTTGGGAAGATGCTGAAGAACGTTGCTGTAAAGCAACAGACAGACTTATCGAATACCGTTCTAACCTCTAAATCCGATCTATACCGTATATAAACCAACTAACAGAAAGAAGGCATAAAATGATTACAAACCCAAAGACAAATTACAAAGGACGTGTTTGGACTTGCGACGAACACAACGCGATTATCGAAGCGTTCTACAACCAAGGTATGACCAAAACGGCGCAGGGATTCCTGCAAACTGTCCACCCAAAGAAGGGCAACGCTTGCAAAGAGTGCGCCCGACTTTATGAAGAAACCCCACCATCTAACCGCTAAAAGCCCGAAACGCCGTGAGGCGTCTAGCCGTAATTCGGCTACTGATGAGGGCAACGACTCACAGAAACGACAACAGAAAGGCAACGCAAATGTTAATTAAAGTAAATGCACAGAACGATACAAACGGAAACCCCCGCAGAGGTTGGTTACACATAGAATCTGAAGGGCGCTTTCTTGGCTTCTATCCTGAAGGCTACGACGACGGCGGAGAGATTCTCCGCAACCTTCGAAGGACTGAACCCGAGGCATATCCATCTATAAACATCACTCCGAAGGAGTACAAGCGCCTAAAAGGTTTGGTGGCTTAATGATTACCAAAAGAGGCAAACGGGCCCGTGCCGTGCTGATCCTTTTTGCTTTAAGTCTTGCCGCTTGGAGCTTTTGGCAGGTGACCGCCAACCTGTGGGCCACGCCGTCGGGTTGGTGCTGGGGTCCAATGATGGAGTGCTTCCAGCTGTAGAGGGAGCGGGCGAAGGCGCAGGTTTTAGCTGGCGTTGGACTATCACGCACCGGCTTTGTCGGGTCGGTGTGTGGTAGCCTACCACCAGTAGGCGGCCTCTTAGAGTGAGAGGGCGAGAGAGGGAGAAGGCAAGTAATGAGCTGGCTAACTATGAGTAACAGAGAGCTATTAGACGCTCTAGATAGAAAGCAGATAAGTCCGTCCAAGATTATTGGAGGCGGCTATAAGTCAAGTGCTATCGCCAGAAAGCTGGCACGTGAGTATCTATTAGAGCAGATCGCTGGAGAAGGAGAGTGCGATAAGTGCGCTAATACTTACGAGCTATCCGATAGGACTAATCGGTGTGGTGACTGCGGTAATTGTAATAACTGTTGTACACACGAAAGAGAGGGCAAGTAAATGAGTAAAGAATATAGCTTCATAATTCTTTATAGAGAGGGAACAGGTTGGGAATTAGATTACATATCTGAAGAACAATTCTTTCCTAACGGCACGATTTACAACACAGAGACAACACAATGGGAACACGGCTACC